CAGCGGTAGCGGGCTGACGCTTTGATCTGGGTGCCTGTCATCGATTGCTGGAGATGTAATGCCTAGAGGAAAGCGGACAGGACCTATGCGCAGCTATAGAGCAATACATGATTTAACATAATATACATTATGCGAACCATCCTATACAGGCCTTAGGGGCTCTGGTGATCAGATTTGAAGCCTGGCGGCGCCTCCTGCTTTCAGCTTGGCGGTGCTTGCCACTGCATGCTTGAATGCCGCCCGACAAACGTTGCCTCACCAATTGACGGAGAAATTGCATGTGGCTTTGTACAGAATGGAAAATTGACTGGGACGCTGTAGCTGCTGTGGCGACGGCTGCTGCTGCATTCATCGCACTTATTATCTGGAGCTTTGATAAAGCTCAAAGGAAACGTGAACGAGCCGCAAGCTCCAAACTTCTAGCACAAATCATGACAACGCCCGTTGGAGCCACCCAGATAGAGATCGCAAAATTCAGATGCTATGTAGTGCCTTCTGATGACGATCAGACCTATTTGTTGGACGTGCTAAATGATGAAAACGCGCGGAAAGATTTGGCTGCTCAAGCAACGAAAATTACCATCGATCTACCATCGCAATTCTTAGATAAAGCTGACATTTTCAGCGAGACAGTCAACAACAGGCTTGCCAATGCTTTCTCACAAGTGAACCGCCTAAAGAAGATGTCGAGCCTCCTAGGTGATCTACCAAATTCGGCAATGGAAGAGGAAATTTCCCAGCACCTTATGGCAGTTCTCAGCCAAATCAAAGAAGCAGAACAAGCCACTACGGAAGCTTTCCAGGCCCTTTTAAAAGCCGGAAAGTCATCTTGAGTTAGGCGCACCCTACTCCGCACTAATGACCAAATGTTATAACTACACTAAATAGTCATTTAATTTAGTTATAACAAGAAAAGCAAAATAGTGACAATGTACTAAAACCAAAAAAATAGCTCACAATGTGCCGGTAGTAATCGGGTGGTTACAGGGATCTCACGATCGCACCCCGTTGCTGGATCAAACCAGTTCGTCGATGACGATGTAAAAACGTCCTGCCCTGGTGCTGCAACAGCACCGGCTGAGACCCTCCTCAAGGAGGGTCGAAATTAGATCACTCAACAACCAGCACCGGCGTGAGAAAGAGAACCAACTCAGTGCTGGTCGACACGGTCGAGCTGCTGGAAAACAACCATTTGAAGCCAGGGATTTTGCCTAAGAACGGCACGCTTCTAACCACGGTTGTATCGACATTCGAATAAACACCACCCAATGCAATAGTCTGGCCGAAAGGCGAAAAAACCCGGGAAGTAAGCGAGGTCGTGTTGATCGGCGGAACGCCGTTCATCGCGTTGGAATAATCAGGCTCATCCTTTGAAAGGATGACATCGAGCAGCACGCCCATATCGTTAACGATCGGAGTCACGTCGAGCGACAAAGCAGCCTGCTTGAAGGATGTAGACGTTGCACCATCGCCGGCCGATTGCTGATAAGGAACCTGAGAACCTTTAACAATTTTGGCTTGATGACGGTCAGAGGTATAAACGCGAGGGCTGGAAATCACCCTGCCCTTACCTTCCTGCTCCATAGCTGAAAGCCTGGCATCGAGTGTCAGGGCGCTTGAAACAATGCCAACAGCACCGATGGCACCGGAGGCAAAACCAAGCGGCACAGAGCCTGAAACAGTCCCTGCCCCGCTGCCCACAGTGCCTCCCCATTGAACGCCCAGATTCTTGGAATACGAGCGATCCACCTCGACGATACGAGCCTGGATCATCACTTGCTTCCTGGAATAATCAACAGCAGAAATCAGGGTTTTTAGTTGCTCTAAACGCGGCTTGCTCATCCTGGCAACGATGATTGAAGAACCGTCCTCAAAATTCAAAGTTTCTCCAGAATCGAGAGGAAATGCTTTGATTGCATCAGACGCCAAAATATTGTGGACCTTGAAAATAGAAACATCGAAGGCAGGGTTAACGCCAGAAGAAAGGCTGTTTTGTAATTGGGAGTATTGTTCAGCCGGATACGAATTAGCTGAATATGAATCACCTGGGCGAGAGTAAGCACTAACACGCAAAAACTTACCTTCAACTGTATATAAAAGACCTTTTGCCGATGTTACATACTCAATGGCTTCATCCCAGGTCACATCCTTCATGCGCATAGAAAGTGAACCACGGATATTTTCGTCTAGCACAAGATTCAGACCGCGGTAATCAGCCAGAAGTTGTAAGGCGGCTGAAACCTGAATGGTCTGAAAATCAAATGTCAACTCTTGAGGAATAGTTTCAGCTTGGGAAAAGGAAACAAAGAAAAAAAGGAATGCGGAAACGCAAAGACGGCGAAGAGACTTAAATGTATTCATGGAATGAGTTCCAGGTGGGTGGTTGATTAATTGGGCGCGGCCTTAGCGCTACGCTAAAGACCACCCCCAATTAATCCACCTGTAATTGGATTAGGTTTTTTTAATGACCAATTAGTTATCTTAGAACCGTCAACTACACAATAAGCCTCGGTAAAGTCAGGGAAATAACGACAGTGAGCGAAAGAAATGTACCGAGTATTACCATTGTTGTCGGCTACCAGGGCAAGCGCCTCTGATACTACTTTTGAGGATGGATCGGGCTTTGAAGGATGGACAAAACCGACAAGACGCCAGGTAGTTGAAATTGGAGGCTCAACTGGTGCGCTGGACTGCTTGGGTGCAGCAGCAGAGGCCTGATGCTTTACACCAGGTTGATCGGTGGTAAAAAACCTGTGAACGAAATACCAACCCATGCCAATGCAGAAAACAAAAGCCCCCAGGGCAGACCACAAACCGAATGAACGAAGAATGCTTGAACGCCCATCAGCTGACGACTCATCACCTACATCGCCGGAATTGGATTGAGTTGCGGATTTGTAAAATGAATACACCGATGATTTGAAGGTACCCGCTGTAGTCCGAATTAATTTGGATTTTGAAGGTGAATCGCCAGTTACTGCACCGGTGTAAATATCAACCTTAAACCTCTTCTTGGTAAATTTCCGAATCCGATAAGTTGTCTCAATCAACAGACGAACCCAAGAGGAAATTTGCGCAAGATCCTGAGTTACGAGAACCACACGCATCGAATTATTTCTATCGTCAACACGGTGCCTATGCTCAGCAAGCAATGACTTATCAGTAAGATTGGCATGATTTACATTCTGGCCCGCAGGCCAACGTCTCCAGCATTCGTCGATGATGGCAACGCTACCAGGAGGAATAATCTCAGCTAGATCAGTCAGCTCATACCAATCAGCTGGAAGCTGAGTAATTTTCCCGCCATAAGTCGCTAAAAGATCATCAATTGACAAAGGGATATTAGTAACCACATGCCTATCTTGTTTAAGAGACGGAATTACAACGTGTTCAACTACACCGTAACTTTTACCGTGACCGGGTTTGCCAACATAAGCATGGATTGCCATAAATCACCCAATAAACGGAATGCGACGAACAAGGAAGCGCAACAGATAAGCGCTGGTAACAACAGTGATCCCGAACGGCAGTTGCATGAGATTCATGAAGTACCAAACAGAAGGGGAAATGTTGGTAAACAACTCTCCGGCACTACTCAGGAGCCCCATGATGAAACTCGAGCTAATTAACTCCAGGAGCGTCTGCCAGAGCCAGTCGGCAATTTGAACAGGCAGATCAACAATGAATTGTAGAATCTCGCGGAGGATGGATAGAAGCCAATCGCCGAACGCAGTCATAAACACCCCAAAATTTTAGCGGCTGAAATTACGCAGAAAGGAACACGCGCAAGGCGAGAATCGACCAAGCGGCAAGAAAAACGGCTGCAAGAATTGGTGAAACGGAGTCGAACAACGCGCAGTGAGCGTCAAAAGTAATCATGGTTCCAAGAAGGTAAACATCAGCAGTAGGACAAGCCGCCTGGGAACCACCAGCCGCCATTTTTTCTTTAAATTCAATAAGCGCTTTGCCAAAACCGGATTCGTTTAGATCAACTTCCATCCCTCGAACAAAAACACCGTAATGAACGGCATTGACCTCACTGTCAAGGATGGCATCACCCTCTAAGGCTCCTGGATTCTTGAAAGACAACTCACCGTCAAAACCGGAATCACCATCCCCACCGTCACTACCATCGCCATCACCCCCGTCATCCCCTCCACCAGGATTGGAGCCATCGTCGCCGCCGTTGCCAGGGTCAGTAACGGGGGTGAGAGGATCGCCAACGGACGGAGCCGTATACCCGGATTCAGCACCGCATGAAGGACTGGCGGAATTAAGACCCACAACGAAGTTACAGAAACCAGTATCTGTAGCGCCTGGAGAGAGATAGCAGGTACTACCCGAGGCAGAACTTGCGAGGTAAGAACAAGAGTTATGACAAACATCAGCAGTAACAGAGTTAACAGACCACGCGACATAATATTTATCTCCAGATTTAATAGCTGCGGCATTAGGCCCCCGAACCTCAACGGTATCAGGGCAAACTATCGCCTCCTTAATGGCACCGATACTGTTATTCATGACAGTGCCAAAAGAAGTCCAAGAATAAGCACAAATGGCATTGGTAGTACCGTTCATGGTACAGACACCAGCTTTGTAATCCTTTCGATTGACGTTGGTGTTCAACGCAATCACAGCATCTACAAACGCAGCAATCAATGATTCTGGCGTATCTTGGACACCTGCCCTGGAACACTGACTTGGATAACCAGCAATCGTAGAGCTATTGCACTTCCAACCAGCAAAAGCAGACGACGAAAACAAGGAAACAAAAAAAATAAGCAATAGATAGAGACGCTTCATTCTACCACCCCGAAAAGACAGCAAACGAACAGCCGGAACCAATGCAGAACATCGCGAGGTAATAGAGTTGGTCCATGTAGCAGCCTCAAATTTTGAGAAAAAAAAGGGCGCCCGAAGACGCCCAGGTCACGCTTGACGTGCGACTTAACCGCGAAGGAAACCCAGCACGATCTTGGCACCTTTGATACCAGCGTAAACACCAGCGAGGATGCCCGCGACGGCCAGAACACCCACGGAAATGGTGCTGAAGTCGATGGACGAAGTCAGGCCGGTATAGTCCCAGCCACCGGCTGGGTCAGCAGCGAAAACCGAAGGTGCAACAACAGCAAGGGCAACAGCGGATACAGCTACAGCGGAAGTCTTTTTGAACATGGTGAATCCTCAGGATTGTTTGATGAAGTTTAAAAACGCACGAATCCCCATCGACATAACCATAAAGCTAGCTACCAATGTGAATCCGGCGCCAAATGCTTGAGCCAAAACAACTGGATCAAGTTGTGAAGGATCAAAAGGAATAATGTACGGAACAGAAACCCAATCGACCGAGCACGAAGGAGCACCGCCCTGAATAATTAGATCACCAGGGCAATGCAATAAACCGGACATTTAAATCACCGCTATGAAGCTTTGGACGGCGTAATTTCGAAGTTCTGCGGTTTACCATCGCCAGAGAGGTAAAAATCGAAACCTGCATTACCAGCCTTAGAAGCCCATGCAGCTACAAATACAGGTACTGAAACTGCTTTGCCTTTGTATTGGTTCCAAACGTTGTTGAGCCCCTGCTCCATATTTTTCTTGGAGAGTTTAACCTTAAGGGTTTTCACCTCTGGAAGCCCATATTGATTAACGTCCTGAACCTCAAGAAGAATGAGATTTTCGGTGAAAGTATTTTGGCCAACAGTACGGTTGTCAGTATGAAAACCGTGGCACAGGCCGGTTAGAGTCAACATGGTTTACCTCACAGGATTATATTTTGGGCGAGTGCCCGGTTCACGATATGCCCAGCTAGGAATTTGGGCATTTGGATCTCGACGAAAACTACGTAGCGCAAGGCGTCCTTTATTTCTTTGGACGACTTCGGCGCATGAGAACGAAAGGAAGTGACGCATGATCGAATTAACTAAAGCGTTCGACTCAGCAGTTGCACCCAGCTGGTCAATCACTTCTAACTCAATAGTGCTGCGCAGGATCAGGTACTTTGACCGTTCCATTAAGCTGCCTCGACAGTTGGTTCTACATACCAGCCAGGGCGCTGGGCATTGAAATCGACCTGCACAAACCGAAGAATAGGCACGATATTATTTTGCTGATCGGACACTTTGAGTTTCTGCAAAGCGGCCTTTGAAATACCGCATTCGCAAATGTCTCTGATGTGGTTGTAAAAGCTGGCCCGATTCATCGAATCTAGGGTTTCTTCCCAACCATAATCTTTCAAGCTGCGGTACGTCCGGAACAAGCTACGAGCGTAAGCGTCAGAGGTTTTACCAGGGACAAAAATCGGAGGAACAGCAATTCCACCAACCATCTTTTCCTTGGTATAACGGCCTTTGCCTTGTTTAGTGTGTTTTTCAAGAAGTGCGGCCAGCACTTTTTCATCGTTAATAACTCGCATCTGGATTCCCTCAAAGGCCGCAAAAAGGTCTTTAGTAACTTGCTCCCAACACCACTGAATAAAACAAATGCCCTGCTCTGACAGCGCTTGCTGATGACGAATCAGGTCATTAAGTAAGTTTGAAATTCCGCGACGGTTGAACCACCGCTTGGCAACGGTCACTTCAAGTCGAAGCAGGTTTTCTGACCATGCTTGCAGGTCTGGATTGCTGAGAACTTTTACAGTCCTTGCAGCGGACAGATCGCCGCGACCGGCTTTCTTTGCGTCATCCAGTTGCTTCATGAACTCTGGATGCTTGAGGTAAATCTTCAGCCGCCGTAGGCGAGAATCTTTGGCTCCGAAATATGCCGTAGTTTCGTAGTCGTCTCCCCTGCCCTTCATTTGGCCGTTGGAAACACCACGAATGGCCTGAATAGCCTGTCTTGCCGTGCGTTCATCAGGGAGCCTGCTGGAGTACGTACAGTCAATGTCGTAGACCTCGCAGCAGTCCACGGCGAGCATTTCAAAAAGCTTTGGATACGTGCCTGCAAGCCACTTGAGCATGGTCAACGCACCTTTCTCAATGCAGGTCGGGCCAAAAACGTTGTGCCCTTGCAGCAGCTTTGCGGGCGAAGCTTTCAGCTCAACACCTGGCATCAGGCGTTTGCCCATGCTTTCGTGGAAAACCTTCATGGCCATCGGGGTGAAACCAGTCCCCAACGATTCCCAAGCGTGCCGCAGATAATCAGCGTGCTTGGTGCCCTCTTCATCCACGGTAATTTGAGCCTGAAGTGGAATGCCTAATGACTCGATATCGACCAAATGCACGGGATCAGCTCGACCATCAACACCTAGCAAGGTGATGTGCTCCAGCTTGAACGGCACAAAGAGGTGGATTCTATCGAGCATTCGGATTCACACAAAAATCGCAAGCGATTTGCCGCATACAATTAAGCAGCAATCTGCACATCGTGATGCAGCGTGAATTTTCAGTCAAGAGCGCGCATGCGAAATATCACGGATAATCTTCATTAATAGTCGATTAGTCGCTTGCGAGAGGCAGAATCATGGGTATCGGAAGCAGAATTAGGCAGGAACGGCAGCGTCAGAGCCTGGACATGAGAGAGCTGGCGAAGCTAAGCGGGATACCCGAAAGGACGCTGGCTGATATTGAGCGGGAGGTGACAAGCCCGAGAGCTGACAATCTCAAAAGACTCATTATTTCCTTAGGCTGCTCCGCCGATCAGATCATGTTTGACGATGATGAACTGACGGAAGACGGCGATATGGCAGTGTTGGTAAGAGAGCTTGCGAAAACAGAAGAAGAAACACGTCAAACAGTCAAGCGTGTGATCAGAGCAATGCTCGTCCAAGAACGTGTATTTGAGCTGGAGCGAATTCGTGCTTTCGATGACGCTCACAAAGACGAAAATAAAACCCGACAAAACCTCGCTATGCCGCCAAAGCTTTACGAAAAAACGAGCAAGTAAAAATGATGGGAAGCCACCAGTAAAAGTCTAACCGTTAGACAAGAGTCCACCATTAGAGATAGTGGACCCTGCTGCGCAGGGAGTGCCCATTCCCTACCCTCCTTCGTCTCGATCTGAGCTCGTTATCCAGCTTTTTTCGCGTACGCGAAAATGAGGTTTTTAACGCAGTTTCAATGCGTTAACCTCGCACCCTCCCAGCCAAAACGGCTGTTCAAGCTGCTCAAGGCCCTCTAAGGAAGTAACCATGGCATCAGATAAAAAGCAGGCTAAACGGGCTAAGCGCGCCAAAGCGAAAGCCAAGCAGGCACGGACAGTTCGCAATGGCACGCCTCAGGGCGAGTATGTGGAAACGATCGAGGTCGCCGAGGGAATGGTCAACTTACTCGTGCGGCTGGCAGAAGCCGAGGCAATTAGCCAAGTCGAAATGCTCACCACTTTGATCAGTGACTCGGGCATGTCCAAAGCAGAAACGTTAGACGACGAAGTCGATATGCAGATCGTGCTTCTCAAGGTTTACGGAAGGAAGATCGAGGGAAGATCAGAAGATTGGATGGAAGACGCTGGATTCCTAGAAGCCTATGCAGAAGCTGCGCGCAGGCTCGGCCGGGAAGAGCTCATCGAGGCTTGGCATGACGCTCACGACTTTTAATAGCTAGTCGCTAGAGAATCGGACCTGCCGGGACCTGTGCAGATGCAGCGCTGCACGTCATGGGTCCGCGGAGGCTACGCAGAAAATACGTGCATAAAAGCTTGGTTAAACAATGCGCGAAGTGCCTTCCTCATGTCCTGGTAAAAGCAGGCCGCGAATAAACCCTCAGTGACTTAACAATCGCTGGGGGTTTTTCTTTGCCTGAATACCGGCCGGCGTTGCCGGGTATCGGCGCGGAAAGATCAACTTTTCACGGTGAAAAATCATGGCGCCTAATGCCCTTCGGGCAGGTCGAGGTCAGCAGGATCGAGGTTAGCCACGCTCAAGCCGCCACGCGTCCTGGAACATGGATTTTATCGCTAGCTGGTCCTGCTTGGTGAACGTCGAGGTGCCCTTGCGTAAGTAAGGATTTCGCCAATGCTCATTGCGTAGCAACTGGTGCCATGAGATCTCCTGAGCGGTGATCGTGGGCTGATCCGTACCGTAAATGAAACCAGTTTTAAGTCCAAGGTTGTGACGGTTGGAAATGATCCAGGACGAATCTGTAATTGCCTCGACCGCTTCCGCCAGGGCGGCACACGCGTCACGAAACTGGGGGGCTGAAAGCCCCGCAGCAAGAATCGACTGAACAGCTTCTGCCTTGATCGAGATGGCCAAGGCCTGCTGCTTCTCAGTTCCCTGCATATTCACACCCTGTCAAATCATCGTATTATCGCGCCTGTAGCCTTTAAGGCACTTGAGATTTATCCCCTTGAGGGACTTGCAAAGCCCGGTCAACGACTGGGCTTTTGCCTTTCTGAAAGCTGGAAATGATTGCATTTTCGATCCTGGCGTTCGATCAACCTGGTCGAATAATGCAATCACAAATAGCGTAAGAGTGCTCGCAGATACAGAAACCCTGGTCAATCAATGCGTCGGGTAATCAAACCCTACGAGCCTTTCACAAGGCTACGAGCCTGGATCCACAGCACGTTCGCGTTATCAACCCAGTTGTAGACGTTTTCCGTCCCACCACCAGCCCCATGCGACATGACCCATTCTGTCGTGTTCGGTGTGTTTCCAAACAGCGCACCGGCGTCAGCAAGCCACTGGCCAAGAGAGTTCTGAACACCCCAGCCCATCTCTATTGCAGGATGTCCTTTGACGTCCTCAATAGCGTTGACTGGCAAGACAGATACAAGAATCGTGTGGCTGCCAGAACATTCAGAATGTCCACAGGGGAAGGAAACTCTGTAATCAGGCTTCCAGTTTCCCACGGCTGAAAGGCCCCTATCCCACTCCCAGCCAGCAAGATCAAAAAACGCTGCCCACTGGGCCAGCAGCTCGGTTTCAAACTCCAATCCGTTATAGCTGAGAGACATACCATTCACTCTTGAGGGGCTGATGACGAAGGCTCCCCCAGACAGACTGCACTGTCAACGGCCTCGCATAATGGACGTTATGGCTAAATTCAGCGCCGGGGCTTCGCTATTATCCCGGCGCTAAATTCGTCGATCACGACGGCATAGCTACCATAACGTCACAGAAATTACACGTAACAAGATATTTCAAGATTAGCCCGGTTACGCACAGATTTTGAAGCAATCAATTCACCTCAGCCTCATTTGCCCGTCAGCCTCTCAAACAGCTGCGAATGTTCGGGAAATTGCTCGCTAA